TAAAAATAATTAACCGTTGTATTAATTAATTTAATACATTTGCACTAACTATGTGAAGTTGCATAGTACTGAAATGGAACTAAGATACAACACAACACAGATTAATCCTATGTTATACTAGATATAGCATAGGATTTTTTTATTAATATGGTAACAAAATCAATTAGTTTGTTTGGTCGGGAACTGGTAAGAGTTGAGCGCAATCGAGCGGGAGAGTTCTCTTACACCTTTCTCGACGGTGGTAATGACTTTGTGAATAGTGAGAAGTATTTAGCTACATCGTTAGAAAACCCAGTATTAATGACTGTATTGGCTTTGCGTGCCAGACTATACTCACAAATGCAAATAACGCATTTAGGAAAAGACAATAAGCCAATTGAAAACAGTCCTTACTTAACACTATTAAGACAGCCTAACTTTTTCCAAAGCCAAGAAGATTGGTTATTTCAACAAATATGGTTCTTAAGTGTTGCGGGTACAAATTTTATTTATGAGCGCAAAGCATTTACGAATGAATTGCCTAAAGCATTATATAACCTAATACCAGCAGAGATTGAATTTAACAATGCGCATAAAATTGATAAATGGATTACAACACTAGCCGATAAAAAGCTATTAGGAGACAGAACAATAAAGTACACTTTAAACGATAAAGTTTATGATATAAAATTAAAAGAGTTGATTCCTCTTTACGATATGGCAAACGGAATGGTCAACAATTCATTCTTTACAAGTCCAAGCCGAGTTAAAGGAATTAGCAAGGTATTGCAAAACATCGACGTTAATTTATCTAGTAAGCATAAGAACTTACAAATGTCAGCTAAGTATTTAAGTCAAAACGAAAGTACTGGTAACGAGGCACAAATACAAGATGCAGACCGAGCCGATATAGAACGCACATTTAGCCGTAAAGATTTATTAATTACCAACGCCAATATAAAAGTTCAGCATTTAGTAACCGATATGAAAAAATTGTTCTTAGATGAACAGTTTGCTGATGATGCTAATAAAGTGTTGTTAGCTTTTGAAATGAACAAGAACGTGCTTAACTACTTCGCTAAGGATTCAACTTTTGAAAACCAAAGCGAGGGTATTATTAGCTACATTCAAAACTCTATTCAAACGACTGCTAAAAACACAATGAACAGTTTATCTAGCCAATGGGGATTAATTGAAAAAGGCGAAAGGCTAATAGCTAGTTACGACCATTTAGCGAGTATGCAACCAGTTGTAACTAAAAAGATAGCATCGTTTAAGGAAATGCAAGAAGTTATTAAGTTAGGGATAGAAAACCAAACAATAACGCCACAAGAAGCAAAGAAAATGAGTGATGATTTTAAACTTAAATTAGGATTGTAATGAGGACTAGGCTAAACTTAAACGAGATTAACAAGCATTTAGAAAAGAAAGATTTAGATCCGAAATTAAAACAGTCTTTGCTTGATAAGAAAAATATATTATCTAACGATAAAATTGTGAAGAAATGATACAAGTACTTGAATTTCCAAATAAAGAGTTTGAGAACAAAGAGGATTTGTTCAAGGCTTTGATAGAAAATAAAAAGGAACTTATTTCTATTAAGAAAAGCATTACTAAAAATGCTGATGCAGTTTCTTATGGCTATATTGAAACAATCAAAAGCGGTGCTAATAAAGCCATTGCAAGTTCAGACCTACCACAAGAGTTATCGGTAAAAGTAGTAATTAATACAACTAACTTTTTGGATTCTCACGGTGATGTACATATTGACGGCATTTGGAATAAGTCAGTAAAGGACAATAAATCTTTTCTACACCTACAAGAGCACGACAGAAGTTTTGATAAAATCATAACCGATAATGCAAAAGCCTCAATTCAATCAATGACGTGGAAAGAATTAGGATTTACTTACAGCGGTTCAACTCAAGCATTAATATTTGAAAGCACAATTGACAAGTTAAGAAACGGTTTTATGCTTAAGCAATACGCTAACGGGTGGGTAAAGAACCATTCGGTTGGGATGCGTTACGTTCAAATAGAATTAGCAATTAATTCAGAAGCGGATTACGACAAAGAATATAAAGATATGTGGGATGAATATTACCCTATTATCGCTAACAAAGAAGTAGCTGATGAACGTGGGTACTTTTGGGTAGTTAAAGAAGCAAAGATTATAGAGGGTAGTGCGGTTGTAATGGGTTCAAACTCGGCAACGCCTACACTAGAAAATAAAACCGAAGCCGTCGATGACACTTTGGAAAACAACGAAGCCGAGCAATCACTTCAAAAAGAGGAAACTCAAAAGGAATTATTAAAACAACTATTAAAGAAATTTTAGCAATGGAAGAAATTGTAAAACAATTAGGCGAAAAAATAGACGCCTTTAAAAACGAAACTTGCACGAAAGCCGAATTAATCCAATTAATGTCAGAAGTAACGGCATTGAAAAATTCAGGTATTAGTGCAGAGGACTTAGCAACGATTAAAGAAAACGTTGAAGAAGTTGCCCTTAGAGTTTTAGGACTTGAGGAAAAAGGTGTTTCAAATAACACACCTGAAAGCATTGGAAGTTTGTTAGCTGAAAAAGCAGAGGAGCTTAAAGCAATGAAGGAAAAATCAGGAGCAAGTGTGCAAATTACACTTAAAGCAGCTGGCACAATGGCTGAAAGCACTAACATTACTGGTCAAGTTCCACAAGCACAAAGAGAAGCGGGTATTACAAGAATTGTAAGACGTAACCCTTTTATTTTGCAATTAGTGAACGTTGGTACAATTATGTCAAATGTTTGGGAATGGGTGGAGCAGAAAAATCCTGACGGTGGCGCAGCAATGACCGCAGAGGGCGCAGCTAAATCACAAGCAGACTTCGATCTTGTTGTTGCAAGCGCTAACGTTAAGAAAGTAACTGCATACATCAAAATCACAAAAGAGATGCTTGACGATGTTGAATTGATGCGTTCAGAAATTGACCAAGAGTTGACTGAACTAATCAACTTGAAAATCGACGATCAATTGTTGAACGGTACGGGATTAACTGTTAACTTAACTGGTATCGTTACTAACGCTACTGCGTGGGCTGCTGGTGCTTTTGCTCTTGCAATTCCTACACCTACAAAATGGGATGTTTTGAGAACTGCAATTAATCAAGTTCGTGTTAACTTGTTCGAGCCAACTTACATTGTAATGCACCCGACAGACGTAACTAGTATGGAACTTTCAAAAGATTCTACTGGTCAATACATTATGCCACCATTCGCAGCGGTTGATGGTTCGATTGTTTCAGGTATTCGTGTAGTTGCTAATACGGGCGTAACTATTGATAAATTCCTTGTTGGTGATTTCTCTAAATCTGGAGTTCGTTTCAAAGAGGGGTTGACAATCAATGTAGGATATGAGAACGATGATTTCACCAAAAACTTAGTTACAATCTTGGCAGAGGCTAGATTAGTACAAAGAGTAAAATCAAATCACTACGGTGCATTTGTTTACGGTGATTTCAGCGATGCAATTACTGCATTGACTAAACCATAATACAGTGGGGTATTTACATGATACAACGGTAGAAGTAACCTATAACGGTAAAACTACACGAGTAGCTAAAGAGGATGCTCACTTGTACGAGGCTAAAGAACCAAAGGTAAAAAAAGAAACTAAAACCAAAGAGTAATGCCAATTTGTACTATTTCTCACTTTCAAAAGTCTAACGAATTATACATTCCGTTAAGTGTATCCGATCCCGTAAGTAATGCGAGTGAAGCCAGCACAGATAACCAAGACTATTTGACTAATTTAATTAGTGTAGTTGAGAAAAACATACTATTGAGCGCTTTAGGTTTAGCGACTTACAACACACTTCAATTGGCTATATCGGATGACTTTGTTAATCCGATATACGCCTCTTATGAAAAGCTAGTTAAGGGCGATGAATACGACGGAAAAATATGGGTTGGATTAGAGTACGATTACTCTTTGATAGCTTATAAAGTATTTGAAGAATTTACAACCCAAACAGCTAGTAGATTGTCAGCTATTGGAGCAGTAACAGTCAACCCACAAGGGGCGCAATTGGTTTCGCCTAAATACATTATTGCAAACGCAAACGTTAAATTCATTAAACAGTATCAAGACGGTTATTTAAACGAGCCTATCATTTCAGATGATGGGGTATTTATTGATTGGTTTGGCACTCAAGATGATTTGAACGTTTCTATGTATCGGTATTTAGTAGATAAGAAAGCGGACTTTGTAGATTGGAGCGAAGAAAAGTTCAGAGCAAGCAATGATTTTAAAAATTCATTTGGTATATGATAGTATTTGAAACTGCGATTGATGCGATTGTAAACGTTTTACCACCTAGTGTGGATGCAAAAAACGTGAGCCGTTCTATTCAATTCGGTTGGGGAACAATAGAAGAACTTAACAAGTACTTACTACTTCCCTCAAATCGCTCTAAATATCCTTTGATATGGCTTGCGGTTGGTAAAGATACAAACGATTTGCGAGAGCCTAGTGTAACACGTCGAGCAAGGTTAATCTTTGCGACACGTTCAACTAACTCAAGCGAGTTAAATCGTTATCAGTTTAGAAATGACTTCGATGTTATTTTGCAACCAGTACTAGATAATTTTTTATACGCATTAATGTGTAGCGGGATCAGTAGGTTTAATGATAAAGACTTTGAAACTGAAAGACTGCCTAATTATTCGGTAGAATTTGGTGGCGAAAGTCAAACTAAACAGATTGCAGTTTGGAACGCTATAACATTGGATGCGGAGATTACAATAAACAGAAGCATTGAGTGCTTAAACGATATTACTTTTTTTAACAATTAAATAAAAAAAATTATGGCAACAGTATTAGGAATTGACTGTTCTAATAGCAATGGAAACATTGGAGTTACGAATTGCGTAGCTTCCCCAGGGCAAAAAATCGGTCACATAAAAATCAACGACCCATCTTGGTCTGCTCCAATTTCCGAAACGTTTAATAAAGCGTATTGGAATAGCCTTGTTCAACAAGGTATTGCGCAGTTCTTTAGCGGTGCGTTTGGGGTAACAACGGAAACGGCAGACCCAACAACGGAAACAAGCTCTTTACAGATTCAATCTGTTACATCAAGAGCATTGCCAGTCGTTACAAGTATCTTTAAAAAAGGATATGAGTGGCACGCTGGCGCATTTACTAACAGCGGTTTTGGAGAGGCTCAAGTAATTGAGATTTTTCAAGATGGTTCGTTAAGAGTGTTTTTGTCGAAAGATGGGACAACAGTATCAGGCGCACAAGTAGGAATGTACGAAGTATTGACTGTTCAAGACGCAACGGATGCAGCTAGTCAACAATCTCGTATTATGTACCAAATGGTTGACTTATTGCAGTACAACACGCAAGGAGTCTTCTTGACTAATTTGGACTTCAATCCAAATACCGAGATTTACAACATTTTGGATATTAACATGACGGGTAGAGCGGACACGTCTGACGGAAAACTTTATATTAAAACACCTTGGTTAAGAAGTCCAAACCAAAGTATTTTAGGATTTGCATCAGCTAACTTTCAAATCGAATTAGCGGGAGTTTCAGAAGCTATTGTAGGTGCGCTTGTTTATAATGCAAATACAAAGGAATGGGCGATTACGCCTACAACGGCAGTCGCAAATGGACAAAGTTGGGTGGTAAAAACTTACGACGATACTGCTTCTCCAGAAGTAGCCGTAGCTAAAGTAGGAACGACAACACCTAAATTCTACAAAGGCGAAACACCAGCGTTTGTCGCAGTAGCTTAAAACTATTTAATTAACTATTAAACCCTCTCTTTGCGAGGGGGTTTTTTATTAAAACTAAAAACTATGCAAGTATTTAATGTACATATTTACGGAAAAGACGCAGACTGGTTTATGTCGCTAGGATGTGATGCTAAAAAAGATTGGATAAAAGCCAATACAAACCAAACAAATGAAACTTTAATTGATAACTTTGTAAAGAACTGCAATAGAGGTAACGACAATGAATGCCTAGACTGCAAAAAAACTAAACAAAATGGCGCAAATAATATCAGCACAAGCGTTTCTGACCAAGAGCCAAGCGTTTCTACAATCGGGGAAGATACGGCAGAAAGTGGAACAGTTGACGCTCCAAGACAAGAACCAAACAATAAAAAAAGCAAAAATAAATGAGTTTGAGTTTGGATTAAGACCTAACTTTACGAAGATTGGACTTTATTCAAATGACGCTTATGCTCAAAAGAAATACTTACTTAATCCTTTAGCTGGTTTTGACCAAGTAGATGGAATTTTAACGGGTAATACAGTAGGTAGTTTATTCACGCAAAAGAAAGGCGATTCGTTTATTTTTAAAGCTAGGTATCAATGGCAAAATTTAATTAAACGTTATGGCGAAGATTTAGAGGGATTGAATCAAAATACATTTGAAAAAATACAAGCACAAGAACAAGCACCAATATTAGCAAAGTACATTAATGAAGAACTCGGTATTAAATAAATGTAAATACGATTCTTATTCGGTTTTCCCAGCAGACTTATTTTTTAAGATAAGAGATAGCAAAGATTACCAATTAATGAAACCTAAGCCACGTACATCGACTGCATGGCTTGAAAAAGTATTCTTGCAAGTATTTGACGATTACTTTATGAAGTTGGATAATGAGGATGCAAAGCGGTATTTAGAACTATTGGAACGAGAAAAAATAATTCAATGTAAAATTATAGCTTTCAAATCTGTTTTAAAATTTCATTGGGAAACACCACCTAATTTATGGAATCACCCAACAATAGTTAAAATTAGAGTTGAGCAAATAACAGCATTGAATGAATATTTAGACGCTCCGTTTGATTTGAAAAAAGATTTTAACGAGGAGTTAATGAATACGTTAAGCGTTTCTATTGGAATACTAGAAAACGATTTAACGATGGTTGGTTTTGAATTAGAGGATTTGCGAAAAGAACACGACATGAAACCGTTTGAGTTTTACGATAGCATTCAAAACATTAACGAAACAAATATGTACGGTCAAATAAATTCAACTTG